TATAGACTAACAATTTTATTTTGCATATCTTCTTCTATAATTGCAATAAACTTGCATTTTCTGTTTTTAACTATTTTTAATTTAGTTTCTTCTGTTACTTTTCTTGGTCCGTTTTTGGCATAGTAAGCATTAGCACTTTCTTTGATTTTATCTTTCCAAGTAATTTCTCTACCTTTCATTTTATTAATCATGTTTTTTCTATACCCATCTCTCTTCCAAATTTTTTTAAAATTTTCAGATGTTTTTTTTCTATATTCATCTGTTTTTTGAATTCTATTCAAAGCTTCTCTGGTTTTTTTAAGTATGTTTACTTTATCTGGATGATTATCCAAAGTATTTCCACCTGTACCGCCTTTTGCTATGTTATAACCTATTTTTTTTTCAGTGGAGTTTAATTTTTCTATCCAATATATTTCTTTAGCATTCAGTTCTTCTAACGTATCAGCGTAATCTATAATTTCTTTTATGAAATTATCTTTGCCGTATTTTTTTATCGCTTTGTTTAAAATAGTTCCAGATCCCATATAAGAATTTTTATTTTTTAAAGACTTCCCTACATATATTTTTTTATTAATTAAATTTGTTGTTTTATAAATTACCATATAATTACTTATACGGCAACTTAAAATATACCAGTCTAATTTAAGTTTTAATATTAAAATAACCTTCTTCTATAGGAAGACTAACTTTCATTCGATAATATTATACTATTTTTGACTAAACATCAACCAAAAATAAAAGAAAGATACTATAAAAAAAGTTATTGCTGCTAAAATATTTTTTGTACTAGTTTTCATCATTTTTACGTCTCCTCCATTTACTTCTATGTTTTATAATCCAATCAATTAGAGCGGCACTATACCCAATATCATAGCCCTTCTTCTCACTCTCCAACCATTTATGTTTTAATACTTCTTCTCTTTCTTCTAAAAATTCTTTATATAAGGAAGAATTATAGATGGAAAATTCCGTAGCAGTGACTACTTCTTTCATTATAATACTTATTCTTTTTAGATTAAACATATGTATTCTCCCAAATTTCGTTAATATCCAAAAGCTTATGTTTACAGCCGTTTATTTCTTCTGTCCAAGAACTATGAAAGTGACCGTATAGATGAAGTTTTGGTTTGCATAGTTTAAAAATCTCATCCATTATTGCTCTTTCATTACTAAGATCCCCAATAAGATAGGCGTCTTCTAAAGCCCAACCATAAACCATTTCATTAAACTGTTGAGGAAAACACCAAGACGGAGCAGTATGGGTTACAAGAATATCTACTTCTTTACACTTGTTTCTATCTAATTTAACAGCCTCATTTTCCCAATAGGAAACACCTTCTCTGCGAGATGTTCTATCAATGGAAACAGCACCGCCAATAAATTGAATTGTTTTACCATTATATTCTGCAACAGTATAATCTTCAATTAATTCAAAATTTTCATATACAATTCTATTTTTTCCTTTAAAGAAATAAGGATCATCATGATTGCCTCTAATTCCCAAAAAGTTAATGTTTTTTTCTTTGAATCTTTTGCTAAGTTTCTCTGAATGTGAATATTCATATTGATTTTTGTATCGAAATCCAATTCCAAGATCTCCAACAGAAATAATATTACAATTTTCAATATTCTTATCTTCGATAATATCAAATAATAAGCCCCAAGATCCATGATGATCTCCTAAAAATAAAATTGGTTTGTCTTTGTTTAATGTTTTCATATTACCATTCATTTTCTTCAATTTCTTCTTTTTGATATTTCTTTTCTTCTTCTATTTTTTCTTTTAAAGTGTCTCTTAAAACAGTCAATGCTTTTTCATATGAAGCAAATTCTTCTTCGATTCTATCAAGAATATAACCGTGATGTTGAACTGTATAGATAGGAGGATGTCCATAACTCCATTTAGTTTCTATGTACCAATGGCAATCACGATCTTTGTGATGATCTTTTCCTATCAAAAAATACCATTCTTCTGTTAGTTGTGTGATTTCTTCAATAATATTTTCCATAATTAATTTATTTTATAAGGTTCTGTAATTACAACATAGTAAGTTCCTGCAACTTCTTTTACACTAGAACTAAAACCTTTTGGTAAAGTATTCTTAAATGCCTTATCTACTAGATCCCAAACCAAAGTAAAGTCTTTATCTTTCATTGCTTTATCTACCCGATTTTGATACCCTTGTGGAATTCTAAATTCTTTTTGTGGTTTCCAATAAGCGAATTCTGACAACATACGAGAAGGTTCTATAATTTTTGGCATAGGAACTTCAGAACTTTGAAATGCACCGTTTCCCGAAACATCACAAATTTGCCTGTACCCATCATTTCGTTGATAGTGTAGATATTGTTCTATAGTCTTTTTAATTTCCCATGCAACAGTACCATCTTTCATTTTTTCGCAACCAATACCATAATAACAATTGCGATTTTCCATTAGTTCTTCTTCTTTATAGAAAACAATAGTTCTCACCATGCTTTCAAGGACTTCTCCATCTTGATATGTTAATTCTTTATCCCAAAATGCGGTATCCATTGCCATTTTAATTTGACCAGAACGAAGGCGAGAATAGACTTCTAATGCAGTTGTGAGAGTACCGAGATGTCTTTCATCAAACTCTATGGATACTTTTTTAGATGGTTTAGTTTTCTTTTTCATAATCTTTAATTAAATTATGAACTATTTTCTTTAAACAGTCAACTCTTTTTTCAAAATTTTCTTCTTTTGACGGTGTTTCTATAGTACAATAGGAAATATTTCTTCTTCTTAAAGCTCTTTCTAATGTTCCTTTATATGGTTGTTTACCGTTCACTATAACACCATTCTTTGTTTTATCTCCATGTGCGGAATTAGCTAAACTCAAATTTATATCACTCAAACAAGATGTTACTGTAGATTCTAAATCAGGAGAACAATAAGCATATACACCATCAACCTCATCATCTTCATGTAAGGATATTACAACTGATGGATTTAATTCTTCTATCTTTAAAAGTATTTTATCTTGTAAATCATTATCATCATTAGTATCAAAATGACGATTTAAATCTTTACCATCTAATCTTCTTTTTTTTGTTTTGTTTATATTTGAAATAACATAAACATTTTTTTTATTTTTAAAAAATTCAGCGGTTTTATTTCCCGCTGGTTCATCACCGTGAATACCGGATATAATAACAAAAGTTTTATTGTTTAATAAATTTTCAACCAAAAAATCAAATTTCATATTACAAATTATACTTATTTGTAATATGAATCTTGTCCAAAATTTTCATCCAATTCAACTCTATCCTTTAGCCATGCCTTTAATGCCCAATGATAATATGTATAATTTGGATCTCCGTCATAATGAAAAAAAGCATGACCAAGATCATATTGAATCTGCATTAAAACTTTATTTTTAATTCCTTTTGGGGATCTACTCTCTAGCATCCAAGAATCCAAGAATACTTTACAATCCATTCCAAAGTCCCATTCAAAATGAGCTATTTTATTTTTCCTATCTACGAAATATAAGTCGATATGAATTGGTTCTTTGCATTTTATTATTCCAAGTTCATATATTGTATCTGGTAATTTAATTTTCATTTGATGATATGTCGAAGGTTGCGTTTTTATATAATTTTATTTGATCAGATCTAAAATGCAATATATTTCCACCTTTTTCCATAACAACAGTCCAAATATCATTTTCAAATGTTCCTCCATGAGAAACATATATGGCATAACCACCACCAATAGGAGTTATCACAGGAATTGGATTTTTAAATTCTAACATTCTAAAAATATTGGAGTGTGTTCCCCAACCCATGCTCCTTCCACATTAAATTGAAAATATTCTTCTGCTTCTTCGTAACTCATATTTTCGGTTAAAATATCAATACATTTGGATCTATTGTATACAGCAATAGGTCTACCAAACTGTCTACCGATACCAACGAATGCATCATCAAATCCATCCGCTAATAAAAAATTTTCATCTTCCCCTAAGATATCTATAATTTTTTCTTTTAATGTTCTCATAAATTTTATTCACCAGTGCCAACCACCTTTGGGTTGAAAAATATAAGAACCCTCTTGAACTTTCCATGTTTTAACAGGTTGTACGAGATCTTTTCCAAGTATATCAGAAGCAAATCGAAGTATACGCAAATTTGGCCATGCTTGATAACGAATTTTAATAATTTCATCCAATGCTTCTTGTGGACTTTTACCTTGCATTACCAAAGCAATGATTCCTATTGCCGTTGATCTAGAAATGCCAGCAAAGCAATTGATACCAAGATTGTAAATTTTATCAGACTCCACAATTGGACGTAAGAAAGATATAATATTATTGACATGTTGTAATCTCGGCCCCTGCTCTTCTATGTTTTTTTGTATAAACGGTTCTTGATC